AGATGATAAAGGATTCGCTCATTCGTTGAACCGAATGAAGGCGATGGCTCTATTAATGTTACTGCAACTGTTCCTGGAGCAGGTGCGGCAATGTCTTCCGTTGTGGATATGGAAGGTTATGCTAAGTCAGAAGCAGAACTTGTTCAAAAATATCGTGATATGCTTCAACAACCTGAAGTGCAGCAAGCGGTTGATGATGTTGTAAATGAAGCGGTAATCGTTTCTTATGACTCTGCGCCTATAAGTTGTGTGACAGATGATGTTAAGTTATCTGATGGAATTAGAAAAAAGATTAGAGATGAGTTTTCAACTATATTAGAACTCTTAGATTTCTCAAACTATGGTTATGATATTTTTCAGAAATGGTATGTAGATGGTCGTTTGAACTATCATATACTTATTGATGAAAAGGATGCTAAATCGGGTATCCAAGAAATACGCTATATTGACCCACGTAAGATACGTAAAATACGTGAGTACGAAGCTGTAAAAATTGGTGAAGGTAACAATACTAGCGCAGTAAAGAAGCTAAAAAATGAATACTATATGTATATCGAAAAGGGCTTCTTGACGGATAAAGCAGGTGCTGCATCGTCTACTGATTATAATGGTGGAGTAAAGGGACTACGGATTGCTAAAGATTCTGTTGTAAATGTCAACTCAGGTATCCTAAACGAAAAAAATACCTTAGTACTGTCGCACTTACACAAAGCGTTCAAACCTTTAAACCAACTTCGTATGATGGAAGACGCAGCAGTTGTTTATCGCATTTCACGTGCGCCAGAACGCCGTGTGTTTTATATTGACGTTGGCAACTTACCAAAGTTAAAGGCAGAGCAATACCTACGTGATATGATGGTAAAGCATAAGAACCGTCTTGTATATGACGCAGGTACAGGTGAAGTACGTGATGATCGTAGACATATGTCAATGACAGATGATTTCTGGTTGCCTCGCCGTGAAGGTGGTCGAGGTACTGAGATTACTACATTACCGGGTGGGCAGAACTTGGGAGAGATGGACGATATTCTATACTTCCAAAAGAGATTGTTCAAGTCATTGAACGTTCCACTTTCACGTATGGAAACTGATAATGGATTCTCTTTGGGTCGTGCATCTGAGATTACTAGAGACGAAATAAAGTTTTCTAAGTTTATTCGCCGCTTACGTGCTAGGTTCTCTATCTTGTTTGACAAGCTATTAGAGAGACAGCTAATATTAAAAGGGATCATCACTCCTGAAGATTGGTCAGAAATACAAAATAAAATTCGTTATGACTTTACTGAAGATAATCACTTTGAAGAGCTAAAATCTGCTGAAATACTTAATAACCGTATTCAAACGTTACGTGATATGGATGAATATGTTGGACAATATTACTCTAAGATTTGGATATATAAGAACGTTTTGAAAATGTCAGAGGAAGAAATTGAAGATATGATTCAGGAAATCGACGCTGAAGGAAGTAATAGAGCCGATACTGATGAAGAAATGTAAGTTTTACTAAATATAGTAGATAAGGAGATTATGAATGGATAATATTAAAAATATGTTTAAAAATGCTTTTGATAGCAATGCAAGTGAGTTTGAAAAGGACTTCAGTGCTATTATGAGTGCAAAAATGAATAGTGCTATAGAAGCTAAATATGACAATATGTTTGGTTCAAATAATGCTGAACCTCAAATAGACACTGAACCTAAAACAGAATTAGAAACCACAGAAACGGAAGCCTAATAAGATGTCAAAACTAGTTAAAAATATTATCAAGGAAACAGTTAATCCTCCAGGCGAAAAGCGTCCTGAAGAACAAAAATTTCTTGATCAGCACAAAGTTGACGTAAAAGATTATCCTGTGAAGCAAGATACCAAAGAGACACCTAAGAAGAAAAAACGTGTTGCCGATAATGATGCAGAGAGTTCAGAAGCATCTTATGATCAAGCATATCTAACAAAAGAAGAAACAGAAGTTTCTGAGGATGAAAAAATGGTCTGCAAAGAATGTGGATGTGAACAACATATGCCTAAAGAAGATTGTGACTGTGAGCACGATTGCTCAGACCCTGATGGGGATCACTGGGTTAAAGCATCTGATATGGGTGAAGGATATGGTAAGAAGAAAATGAAGTCTTTCAAAGAATCTCTACAGACAGTACAAGAGGAAGTAGAAGAAATATCTGAATCAGTTATCAATGATCTAAAATCAATTGTAAAATCCAAGTCCGTGAAAGAAGTAAAATTTTCTGATGGCGGTAAAACTAAAGTAGATTTGTTTACAGCATCTGCTATGGTTAAAGTTCACGATTCATTAAACAAAGCAAACCAGAAAAAGTTTGCAGATGCTATAAATAAAGATGAGCGTATGTTTATGAAGATGATGGACTTTGCTATGGATAAAGTAGGATAAAGGAAAAGATATGTCTATTCTAAAAGCAACAGGCGTAGCAGTAGATATCAATGCTGCTCCAGATGTAGTGGCAAATGCTAGATTAATCAGTGTTTTAAATACAGGTGCAGCATTTCCACTAATAAATGTGGGTACAGGAAATAATCTATATATTGCTGCTGGAGAACGAGTTGTAATAGAGAAGGCACCAAGCGATGCCTTGGATGCTGTCGGTGGAACTGCTTCTGTTTGGGCAACCCCTATAGCTTACAAGAAATGAGGAATAAAAAATGTCATTACTAATAAAAGAAATCATTGAAGAAGTCACTTATATTTCAGAAGATATTCTGGATGAAGAAGGCAATGCCAAAGGTAAAAACTACTTCATTGAAGGTATTATTATGCAAGGTGACATTCAAAATAGAAATGGGCGTACATACCCTATGGAAACTCTTGTGCGTGAAACAAAACGCTACACAGAGAACTATGTAGATAAGAAAAGAGCATATGGTGAACTAGGGCATCCCCAAGGTCCAACGATTAATCTTGATCGTGTGTCACATATGTTTACCGAACTAAGAGAAGATGGTACTAATATTGTTGGTAAAGCTAAGATTATGGATACTCCAATGGGTAAGATTGTTAAAAATCTAATCGATGAGGGTGCTCAACTTGGTATCTCTTCTAGAGGTATGGGTTCTTTGAAACAGAATAAGAACGGTATTATGGAAGTCCAAAAAGACTTTATGCTTGCTACTGCAGGAGATATCGTTGCTGACCCTTCTGCCCCGGATGCATTTGTTAACGGTATTATGGAAGGAGTGGAGTTCTACTATGATGTTGCTAGTGGACTTTGGCAAAAAATGGCACCTGCTCAAGCAGTTGTTGCTGAAGAAAAGTTTGAAGCAACTATAGAAGAAATAAAGGAAACTGCAAAGCGTAGTGCGAAGGAACTGGAAGAGCAAGCAAGCACTTTGTTCAAAAAATTCATCAATTCGTTAGCAAGTAAGTAAATATTATAAATACTATTAGATTTTTACACAATCTTAAAGGAGAGCAAAAATGAGCGAAGAACTAGAAAATAAACTAGACGCTGAACTTGAAGAAGCAAAGGCAACTGGTGAGGATTCTGAGTCTGCTGATGCTGTAACACCTGCAGGTGGGACTGACAAGAAGCGTAAATCAGATAAAACAACAGCAGAGAAAATGGAAAAAGTCTCTGAAGCACCTGCGCTAGAATCTATTTTTGATGGCGAAGAGTTGTCAGAAGATTTTAAAACGAAGGCAGAAGCAGTATTTGAAGCAGCTATTCACGAAAAATCACAAACAATTCGTGAAGAACTGGAAACAAAGTTCGCTGCTGACCTAGACGAACAAGTTGCACAAGCAACTGAAGAATTAGTCGAGAAGGTAGACTCCTACCTAGACTATGTGATTGAACAGTGGATGGAACAAAACGAAGTTTCAATCGAATCTTCTATTAAAGTTGAGGTTGCAGAATCTCTACTAGACTCCCTAAAGGGTCTTGTTGAGCAGCACAACTTAGAAGTTTCTGATGAGCAAGTTGATGCGATTTCTGAACTAGAAAAGCGCTTAGATGAGCAAGAAACTAAGTACAACGAAACTGTTGAATCAATGATTGCGTTAAAAGAGGGCAAAGAGTCTCTTGAGCGTGAGGTTGCACTTTCAGATATCTCTGAAGACCTAACAGACACCCAAGCAGAGAAACTATCTACTCTTGCTGAAGGTATTTCTTTCGACTCTACAGAAGAGTATAAAGAAAAGTTGGTAGCAATCAAAGAGTCGTATTTTGCAGAATCAGCAACTGTTGCTGAAGCTTCAGACGAAACTGAAAACCTTGAAGAAGAGGTTATCGAAGAGTCAACCGCAAAAGACCCTCTTGTACTTGATGAGTCTGTTAGTCGTTATGCTGCAGCACTAGATCGTCTAAGTCAAAGATAACTTTTTATAAATACTACTAGTTGAATCTCAAACAAGGAGAAACAAAAATGAGAAACGAAGAACTAATGAAAAAGTGGACTCCTATTTTGGAGCACGAAGCATTTGGTGGTATTCAGGACTCTCATAGAAAAGCCGTTACAGCGACTATTCTTGAGAACACTGAAAAAGCGCTTAATGAAGGTCAGTCATACTCACCAACTTCACTACTAGAAGCTGCGCCAGCAAACAACATTAATGTTGATGGTGCAGGTGGTATTGACACCTATAACCCAGTACTGATCTCACTAGTGAGACGTGCTATGCCAAACCTAATCGCATACGATATCGCTGGCGTTCAACCAATGACAGGACCAACAGGTCTTATCTTTGCAATGCGTTCACGTTACGGTGCACAAAATGGTGCCGAAGCTCTGTATGGCGAAGCAAACACAGCCTTTGCTCCTGCCTCAACAACTGCAGCAGCAGAAGCACTAGGTGATGGTGTAGGCGCTGGTTTCGCTGAGATGTCATTCTCAATTGAAAAAGTAACTGTAGAAGCAAAATCACGTGCTTTGAAAGCAGAATACACAACTGAACTTGCACAAGACTTGAAAGCTATTCACGGTCTTGACGCTGAAACAGAACTAGCGAATATGCTATCTGCAGAACTACTAGCGGAAATCAACCGTGAAGTCGTAACAACTGTACGTACAAACGCTGTCGCAGGTGCTCAGTCAGGCACAGCATCAGCAGGTACATTCGACTTGGATGTTGACGCAAATGGTCGTTGGTCAGTTGAAAAATTCAAAGGCTTGATGTTCCAAATCGAGCGTGAAGCAAATGCTATCGCTATCGCTACTCGCCGTGGTAAAGGTAATATGCTTATTTGTTCTTCAGACGTAGCGTCTGCATTGCAAATGGCAGGTATCTTGGACAACACACCAGCTCTAAACAGCAACAACTTGTCTGTAGATGATACAGGTAACACTTTCGTAGGTGTTCTGAATGGTCGTTACAGAGTGTACATTGATCCATATGCAGGTAGCAACTTCCTAGTTGTTGGCTACAAAGGCTCAAACGCATTTGATGCCGGTCTGTTCTATTGCCCATATGTACCGCTACAAATGGTACGTGCAGTTGGTGAGAACAGCTTCCAATCGAAGTTGGGCTTCAAAACACGTTACGGTATGGTTGCTAACCCATTCGCAGGTGCTGCATCAGCAACTGGCGCAATCGGTGCAGACTCAAACGTCTACTACCGCCGTGTGGCTGTTACAAACATTATGTAATAAGAATAGGGTTAACCTATCAACTACTGAGAGGGGCATTATTGCCCCTCTTTTTTTGTTATAAATACTATTAATGTAACAGGAGTTTTAAATGTCCATAGGTATTTCACAAAATTTTCTGTCACCTAAAGAGTTTCGCTTTTCCATTGAGAGGCTACCTCACGTGACATATTTTGCACAAGATGCAAATATTCCTGGTATTAATGCCAATCCAACTGTCACGCAAACGCCATTTAAGGAAATATATACTCACGGTGATAGACTAACTTGGAACACATTCTCAGTAACAGTTCGTATTGACGAAAATATGAATAATTTTATTGAGATATTTAACTGGATGCAAGGTCTAAACTATCCAGATAACTTTAACCAATATGCGAACTTAGTCTCAGGAGATGGATTATACTCTGATGCTACGCTAACTCTTTTGAGTAACGCTAAGAACCCTAATGTGGAGTTTAAATTTCAAGACATCTTCCCGATATCTATCAGTGACGTTATTCTAACAGTTCAAGACGTTGACATAGAATACGCTACTACGGAAATA